CAGGCAACAGATGAAACGCCTAGCCCTGCTTAGCCTCACCCTGCTCACCCTCACAGCCTGCTCAGACCGTGTACGCCACAACTGCGAAACAACCGACACAGCCCACGACTCATTCATAGAAAGCAAATGCAAATGAAACCCGAAAACAGACTTAGCAACGAGGAAATAAAAGCACGTTTAATTCTTGTTGTAGGCGTGTGCCTATCAAGCGCGTTCCTGTTCTCAATCGTTGCCCTGCTGTACGGACTGCTCTTTGTAGTGCAACCAACGGAACAAGCACCCAACGACTCTGAAGCCTGGGCAATTCTTTCCCCAATGCTCATGACCCTTGCCGGTGGACTAATCGGCTTACTGGCTGGCAACGGCCTTAAAGATAAACCAAAAGACCCGCCAGTATGACCGCCCGCAAATATCCCTTTTACCCTGCATGGAACGGCGAAGCGACATCACCAATCACTAAAAAGTTCTATGAGTTGTGCAAGAAAAGATGGGCATTTACTAATCTCGGTATGTACGCCAACCGTCAAATGCGCGGTTCTAAGAATCTAAGTGTTCACGCAACTGGCTTCGCTGTTGACATGGGATACCCAGCAACTCGAGCAGGCAGAGCAGCTGCTAAAGAATGCTGGACATGGCTTCTTGACAATTCAGAGGCGCTTTTAATTTGTGAGATTCACGATTACGCTTTCCGCAACCCTGCACAGCCCGAAACAGACAAAACAGCCTGGGGGCGCGGATATCGTTGCAGCCGAGGCGAAGGCAAAAAGGGCATTAAAATCTTTACCAGCAAAGACAATGCCGGCACTCCTGGCGGTGCTTGGTTGCACGTTGAAATTTCAAATGCCTGGAAAACCCCCGAAGATTTTGAGACAGCCTGGAAGGCGCTACCAGCGCCAATTAAAGACTCCTGACTCGTTTGAGCGTGGTCAGGGCTAGGTGGTGGGCTTCTTTGTTTCCATTGGGAAGCCTGCCACTGACATCGAAAAAGAAATCTGCTGATTGACTTGCGTTTGTGGTTACATGTGGTTATAGTGTCTGTATGGAAACAAAAACAATCACAAAAACAAACTTCAACACAGCCATTGTCTCAATGAGAGAACTATTGCAGTGCATCAAAGCCAGCGATTCAGTTGAACAGCAAATTGAATTTTTGCGCATCGTTGCTAACGCTGCCAATTCAGTTGCCAACAAGCTTGAAGCCAAGTAATGGTCAAGCCAATAACTGCCCAATGTGGCACAAGGTCAGCCTATAAACGACACCTCAGGCACGGCGAAACACCTTGCGTCAAATGCAAAAAAGCCCATGCTCAATGGCACAAAGAATGGCGGGCCCGATGACAAAACTAACCAATGGATATTTACCCGCCTACGATTTCACCGTGGACATGGCCTACGGCAGGGCTGGCGAGGCTGAACTTGTCGAATTCTTTGACGCCGTACAAGGCTCCCAAATTGAAGTCAAATCCGACAGGTATCGCAATGGCAGAATGGCTGTAGAAACCCAGCAGAAGCCCGCAGGACGCGACTGGCAAGACTCTGGTATCAATGTAACCACCGCTTCATGGTGGGCTTACCGCTTTGGCCCTGGCGCTTTTATCCTGGTATCAGTTCCGCGCCTCAAAAAGTATTTACGGCTAAACCGTGACGTCCTCCAAAAGCGGGACTTCGCTGCAGGCTCCGACAACCCCTCGAGAGGCTTCGTCCTCATGCCTGACCAGGTGCAGGAACTTATGACTAGCGATTGGTACGACCAATGACCGACACCCAGTTCGTAATCAGTTTCATAATGGGTTGGGTCAGTTGCTGGCTGTACCTCAAAATGATGGCAAACCGACCATGATACCCACATGGGGCTATCTGCCGTTAGTGTCTAAGGACAAGTTGACACTCGTTCAAATCTTCACGGATTTGGAAACAGGTGAACATATCAGAGTTACGGTAGCCAAACGGCTTGCCCCTTATCTGTGTTGGTCACCGCCTATAGAAGTTGAAAAGACCTGAAACGCATCATGGCTATTGCCCTCCTCCTTGCCCTATCCACCCCAGCCCACGCAGATGCAGCTGCACTGTCCTGTCCCAAATGGGAACCACTACTAAGGGAATACTTCCCAGCAAAAGTTGTGCCAATCATGTCAAAGATTGCTTACCGCGAGTCGCGCTGCAACCCCAAAAGCCTTTCCGCAATACGCTCCAACGGACGACCAGATGTCGGGTTACTTCAAATACAGGGCAGTTGGGTAACTGTGACACGGGCTGTCTGTAAAAAACAAGATATTGTCAAGGCGTTACTCAATGCACGATGCAACGTCAAAGTTGCACAGTACCTATACCGCAATGGTGGCCTCGGTCACTGGCGAGCAACCTCAGGAAAATAACAAAGGAAAACAAATGGAAACATCAACAAGCGAACTAATCGCCAAACTAATGAACCTCAGCAACACACTTGCTATAGAGCTGCGCTTTAAGGAGTCCAGCCTTGTGCTGGAAGTTGTCGGGCTACTGCACTCACTGCCCAGCATTGCCGAAAGCAACCGAGGAGCCTGGCACCCGTCGCTAAACATCAGTGGGCCATCAAAAGGCATTACCTATTCCAGCACTGTGAGCCAAAACAATGACTGAGTACACCCACAACGATGACGTTGCCGACCTGCTGTACGCCCGTGAGCAAGAGATAATTGTGCTAAAAGCAGCGCTTGCCTACTGCAATGCCGAACTAGACCGTCTTGAGAAAGAGTTAGCCCGTGGCGTTTAATCTCGAGGAATACACCCCCGTCTCAGAACGAATCAAGCAATTCTGGATTGACCACCCAAACGGCGCTATCCATTCGGAACTTGTATTTGACGACGGCAAACGATGCGTAATCAAGACAACTCTTTGGTTGGACAAGAACGACCCCCAGCCGACAACTGTGGACTATGCCGAAGAGCATTTGACAGACCGCGGAGTGAACGCCACCTCGAGAATCGAGAACTGTGCCACAAGTTCGCAAGGCAGAAGTTTGGCAGCTGCTGGGTACCTCGGTGCTGACTGGACTAAAAAGCCAAGCCGTGAAGAAATGCAAAAGGTCGTTAGAGGTGACGTGACAATTACCCAGCCGTCTAACTTGCCATCAGAAAAACAAATGTGGCTTTACAAGGCCGAACTAAAAAAGGCTGGCAAACTGCCTCCACAAAACATTGGCACAATGACCAAGTTCGAAGTGTCAAAAGCAATCGACGCTTTAAAGGGTGGCGATGTTGAAGTGCCGGTATATGACACTCCTGAGGAGCCGTTCTAATGCTTGACTTCTTTACTCAAATTGTGCTAATGGTCAGCATTTTCTTCTGTGGCTTTTTACTAGGACAAAAGTGACACCAATAACTGAAGCTGCATTTCTGATACAAGTCAAAACACTGGCGCATCATTACGGCTGGTCATTTCACCATGCACAACCAAGCGTTGTAGGCAAAAGATGGATAACAACAGGCTCTCCTGGCTTCCCTGACATTGTAATGGCCCACAAAGTAAGGGGTTTAATATTTGCCGAACTTAAAACAACCAAAGGCAAAACATCAGAAGCACAAGATTATTGGCTAGAAACTCTTGGGCCTCACGCTGAGTGCTACCTTTGGCGTCCGTGCGACATCGATTACATAGCGACAAGGCTCTCCCAGTGCTAGTCCTTGCCTGGTATGCCCTGCTAATCTCCATCGGCATTGCAATCCTTCAAGGCATACGCAAAGACTGACCGCCTCACAACTGAATACGCTCATGGCCACATAGGGGTTTGCTCTCTGTTGGTGTTTACACGGGAACGTGGGTAGAACTGGCGCGCTTAACCACCTGAGATGACTAAACGTGAAGGGCTGTTAAGAGAAGTCGCCAGTGCAGAGTTCCCTAACTACACAAAAGGCGATTGGTGTTCCACCCTAAACAGTCCGGCAGCCAACAGCACACAGCTGTGAAATGTGGGGGGCACAAACCACCAAGACCCTGTAGCACATGAAAGCAACCGCAGCGAAGCAAGGGCGCTAGTAACCTATACTCAGACAACAAAGGAAAACCATGACACGAATGGCCAACAAATGGCAACCAAACCGCACAGCCAAACTGCTGCACATACTCGCCAAAAAACTAGAATTACAACAATGCACCGATTGCAAACTGCAAATCACCAAAACCAACTTTGTTGCATTCCAATTTGACCACCTAGACCGAACAACAAAAGTAGCCAAAATAGCCGACATGGTAAAAGGCACATACAAAATCAGCGACATAGACATTGAAATTGCCAAATGCGAAATGGTCTGCGCAAACTGTCACGCGATACGCACCTACTACAGACGTGACCATGACAACCTAAGCGCACCAAAACCAACACCACCAAGCCTATTCGATGAGTAGAACATCAAACCCCCAATACCGCAAAAATAGGGCAGAAGTCCTACAAGGCTCACCACCTTGTGCCCTATGCGGCAAACCTGGTGCCGATACCGCCGACCATATAGTGCCCTACGATGCCGGTGGTTCAGATGAACTCATCAACTTACGGCCTGCACATCGCTCATGCAATTCAAGGGCTGGAGCCTCATACCTAAACAAGAAACGGTCAATACAACAACAAATCAGAGCAGAGTTTATGGACGCACCAAAACCAAATAAACCACAAAATTTTTTAACAAATCAAAATTTATTGCCCCCGACCCTTTGTTTGGATATCTCCATGAATGGTCATGACTCGGTTCAAGACCAGGGTGAATCGTCTGCAACTGTTGGCGTTGGGGTTGAGGAGCCTCGGTTGGTTACGCCGACTGGGGCGTTTGGTTCTTACTCGGGTTTGGTGGGGGATTGGAGTGAGAAGCATTTGGGCCGTGTGTTGTTTCCGTGGCAGTTGACGGCATTGTCGGGTGCTTTGGAACATGATGAGTCTGGGAACTTTATATCGAGTACGGCTTTGATAAGTACCGGCAGACAGAACGGTAAGACCACGATGTTGTCGGCGTTGGTTGGGTTTTGCCTTACTGAGTTGCCTCGTATTTGGGGGCGACCTGTACGGATTATGTCTACGGCGCATGAACTGGGTTTGGCTACCGAAGTCTTTGAAGATTTGCGTGAGGTCTTTGAGCTGCTCGAGGAATCAGGGTTGGCGAAGGTGACGTGGGCTTATGGTCGGCACCAGGTCAAGATGGTGGACGGCTCGGTTTACAAGGTGAACTCAGCGACAGGCAAAAAGCATGGTGGCACTTGGGACATTTTGATTGTCGACGAATTGTGGGCCATTTCAGAGTCAACATATTTTGGGGCTTTAAAACCATCTCAAATTGCTGTACCCTCCCCGCTTGCTTTTCTTGTGTCAACTGCTGGCGACGAGTCCTCTCGAGCGTTCCTAAAACTTCGCGAACAGGCGCTAGGGGTTATTGACTCGGGTGAACGGTCAGATTTGTTTATGGCTGAGTGGAGCCTTGAAACAGGCGTATCACCTGATGACCAGAAATACTGGGGACAAGCCAACCCTTCACTGGGGCGAACTATTACTCTTAAAGGTTTGCAGGCTGCAGCCGAATCCCCAGACCGTTCCCAATTTCTTCGTGCCCACTGCAACCTGTGGGTAGCAGCTGCTAACTCTTGGATTAACCCAGGCGAATGGGCGAAGCGTTATACCACAAACCAAACTCTAATTGACGGCAATCGTGTGGTGGCTGTGGATAGTTCTGTGGACGAGTCAAAATACGTCGCTGTCTTGTGTGGCCTTAATAGCGACGGCGACATTGTTGCCAGCATCGCTTTTACTTGCGAAACAAACCGCCAAATGTGGCGACACATTGAAAAACTAATGGCGGACGACCCCAAACTTAAATTGGCTATCACCCCAACCCTTGACCTGCACACCCCAGAGCCGTTAATACGCCGGCGGTCTTTGTGGGGCTATGCGGAAATGATTAAGTACACAGGTCTTGTAAAATCGATGATTAATGAGGGACGCCTTTTGCACACTGGCGAAGAGATGCTGGCAGAGCACGTCAACAGAGCAACCCTTGTAAAAGCAAACGGCGCGGTAGTGCTCAGTAGTCAGAAATCTCCTGGGCCAATTGAGTGCGCAAGGTGCCTAGTCGCAGCTGCTTCTTTAGTGTCAAGACCTGGACAATCAGGTCGGGCAATGATGGGTTCAGCAAGGTAGTTGCATTTGCAACAAGTTTGTGTAAGACTCCAGGCGCATGGGTTTTTTCACGCCAAAAGTTACGACGGCACAGATTAACTCTGCACCGTTAAAAGCAGCCGCTGGCGCTGGCAATGCCCAAATCAATGATTTCCTTGCTTACTCAACAGGCGCTGCTGAACAGCGAGCCTTGCAAAACCCAACGGTGTCGCGCTCTAAAGACCTTCTTGCTTCAATGATTGGTTGCCTAGATATGCGCCACTATTCGAAGCAGTGGACAGGCGAACGCTACGAAGAAATCTATTTGCCGTTAGAGCCGTGGATGGAACAGCCCGACCCGAAGGTCACGCGCAACTTCTTTTACAGCAATATCTTTAGTGACCTTTTCTTTCATGGTCGCGCTTTTGCTTTTGTAACTTCTCGCTACTCAACAGGCTTGCCGGCATCATTTACTTGGCTACCAGCTGCAATGGTTTCCACACCAAATCAGTCTGGGCCTCAGTGGTTCGGCCCTTCTGACGTTATTGAATTCAACGGCATTGAAATTGGCGACAGCAACGACGTCATACAATTCCTGTCTCCCATTCAGGGCTTGCTGTATCAAGGCGCTCGAGCCTTGTCAATCGCTACCCATTTAGACCAGGCTGCAGACCGCTACGCAACTCTCGAGACAGTCCCTGGCTACCTCCAGCAAAAAGGTGGCGAAACTCTCGACTCTGACAGCCTTAGCGAAATAGCAGCTGCATGGTCACAAATGCGACGCCAAAACGCCATTGGTGCCCTAAACGATTATGTCGAGTTCAAAGAGTTCAGCGTTTCCCCGGCAGAAGTAGTTGGCGAACAACGCAAATACCAATCGCTAGAAATCGCTCGAGTCTCTAACATTCCCGCCTATTTAGTTTCCGCACCTCAAGAAGGTTCAGGCTTGACCTACACAAATGTGCAGGACAGTAACCGTCAACTTTACCTTTACGGTGCCAAACCATTTATTGAGTGCATACAGCAAACCCTGTCGGCCTCAAATGTTCTCCCAAGAAATCGCTATGTCGAATTCGACGTTGAGGGTTACCTTGCCGAAGAAATGTACCAAGACGTCATGGTTGAACCAGCCGTTGACGTGTCAGTAGAAAGCCCATCATGATTCATTTCGTTAATGTCCCCATCACCCTTGACGCATCAGCAGGCGAGGACGCCCCTAAAACCATCACCGGCATTGCAGTTCCCTGGGCACCCGTGTCGGCAACCGTTATGGACGGCACAAAAGTTTCCTTCGCTCGAGGTGCTTTTGACCTTGACATGAAAAACCCTAAGTTGCTTGAAAATCACGACATGAGCCAACTTCGTGGCGTCGTCACATCACTCGCTGATATGCCAGAAGGTTTAGGATTCACTGCCACCTTCGCAAAAACGGGCGCAGCTGCTGACGCCATCGAACTCGTAAAAGCAGGCGCTTACGATTCGGTGAGCGTTGGCGCTGTACCTACAAAGTTTAAGTACGACAAGAACGGCGTCATGGTCGTCTCAAAGGCAGACCTAGTCGAAATAAGCCTTGTCGCACAGCCAGCATTTAAAGATGCTGTCATCACAGAAATCGCTGCATCAGAACCAGAAGAAGATGCAACCGAACCCACCCCAACAGATTCCGAGGAGGAACCAGAAGTGGCAACACAAGAAAACCCAGTGGTTGAGGCCGAGGCTTCAATCATTCCTACAACACCCATCTACGCAACCGCACGACGTGAAGTAAAACTTCCAACCGCTGTTGAGTACCTTTCGGCAGCAATCTCAGGTGGCGACCAATGGCGTGGAATGAGCGATGCACTTCGCGCAGCTGCACCAGACATTGTCACAACTGACACACCAGGTCTTTTGCCAACACCAATCATTTCACCTGTTTACAACAACTTCATTGGACGCCGTCCAGTAGTTGACGCAGTTGGTGTACGCGCACTTCCTGCCGGCGGTAAAGTGTTCATTCGTCCAGAAGTAACCACGCACACCACAATCGGTGCTTCAATTTCTGAACAATCACCATCGCAAGGCACCCTTGTTGTTTTCAACAACCAGGTCACCAAACAAATTTTTGGTGGATATGTGAATATCAGCGAAGCCGATATTGACTGGTCAGACCCCGCTATCTTGTCAGTCGTTCTTGACGACATGGGCCGTATCTATGCCAACGCAACAGACAACTACGCAGCAGACACGCTTGCATCAGGTGCATCAGTTACACGCGCATTTGCAAACGCATCGTTTGCAGACCCGTCATACTGGACAGGCTGGGTCGGTGGCGCAGCCTCCACAATCCTCAGTTCGTCAAACGGTAACCTTCCAGGTCACTTGTTCGTCAGCGCAGATATTTGGGAAGGCCTTCTTGCCTTGTCAGACACCACAAAACGTCCTTTGTTCCCACAAGTAGGGCCAATGAACGCAGTTGGTGACCTCGGTGTAAACCAGTACGGCGGAAACGCTTTTGGTTTGTCCGTTGTTGTTGACCGCAACTTTGCAGCTGGAACGCTCATCATCGGTGACGCAACTGGCTACGAACTGTTCGAACAGCAGAAGGGCGCTATCAGCATTGACTCACCGTCAACACTGTCTCGCACACTTGCGTTCCGCGGTTACTTTGCAGCACTTATGATTGACTCAACCAAGTTCGTCAAGGCTGCATTCGCTTAATTCAGGCGAACTAGAAAGACTGCAAGACCATGGCTGTTTATAACCTCGCATTTCATACGAGACTAGACAACTATGCCATCTTGCAGACTTTTGTAGACACAGACATTCAATCGCAAGACTCGGTAGTGGTGGCGGGAGCCGACCACGGCTTTAGCGGGACACACACCGTCATCTCTACCGAGCCTTACGAGTTTATTGGCGTATCTGACGAGGGCGACCTGCTCTTTGATTATGACGTCATCATGGAAAACCAATTCATCTACGTCAACGCAGGAACAGACTTCGAGCGTTCCGTTGCTACAGGCACTGTCACTTTCACCCCCACTTGCTCGTGGATTACCTCAGCCGACGTCACCAGTTGGTTGGGCATCGAAGTTGCTACCGCCAACGACACGGCCTTTATTGCTGTGTGTGTTTCAGCTGCTAACTCTTGGGCATTCCGCAAGCGTCGCGAAGCGGGTTACACAGACTCTTTAAGCACGGCACCAGATGGTGCAGCGAAATTGGGAACAATAATGTATGCAGCAACTCAGTACCGTTCACGCGGTGCAGTTGACGGCTACGCCTCATTTGACTCTATGGGTATGGGCACCCCGACCATGTCACTAGGTCAGATTATGCAGTTGCTCGGCTGTGGAAGGCCACAGGTCGCCTAATGGCTGCTTCAGGCATTCTCTACGAAGCGGTAACAGCCGTAAAGACCCAACTGACGACCCTCGGGCTTAAACCCGTCACAGACCCGCGCAACGCCCGCCCGCTGTCAGTGATGATTGAACTACCAACCCTTGACGCCTTCACTTATAACGTAGGCGACATTCGGCTAGTGATTCGTGTCCTTGCTGGGCCACCTGGCAACCAAGACAGCGGAGACTATTTGCTCTCAACTGTCGACACAATAATGAACTCACCCATCGCCATAGTTGACGGAAGGCCATCTCTAGCCACATACGGCGAACAAATGCTTCCCTGCTATGACATGACCGTTGCCGTAGCAGTACGGCGCAACTAGAAAAAGGAGCCACCAATGGCAACAACAACATTCCTATCCAACGCAACTATCGGAATTACCCAGGGTGCAACCACCACTGATTTGTCAGACCAAGCAAACGCTTGCATGATTACAATCGGTCAGGACAGCCTTGAATCAACCGCTTTTGGCGACACAGGTCACCGCTTCACTGGCGGCCTTCAATCAGTCGAAGTCAGCATCACCTTCTTCTTGTCATACGGCGCTACCGAAGTGGAAGCAATCCTTGCCTCATGCGTAGGTACCGGCACAACCATCTTGACTATCTCGCCATCAGGTGCAACAGAGTCAGCAACAAACCCTGAGTACGTTCTCACAAACTGTATGCTTGCCAACTTCACGCCAATCAACTCAACTGTTGGCGAACTCGCAACCGTAGAGGCAACCTTCACTGGCGGCACCTGGCTACGCGACATCACCGTCTAAACAAAGAAAAACACAATGCAACTCACGCTCAAAGTCACAACAGACGAAACAACATACGAAGTTAAAACCAACCTTTACGTCATCATTGCGTGGGAAAGAAAGTTTAAACAAAAAGCCTCCAACCTTGCCTCAGGCGTAGGACTCGAGGACTTAGCGTTCATGGCTTTCGAATCCTGCAAAATCTCATCTATTCCAGTCCCTGCAATATTTGATGATTACGTTAAAAAACTGGTTGCCATTGAAGTCATATCGGACGAACCAGTAAACCCCATCGAGGAGGCACCTACTCACGCTCTCTAGCAGAACTGCTAGTTGAAACTGGGTGGTGGCCTCCACAAATACCTTTTGAAACGCAAGACATGAACACAGTCATAGATGTCATAAACAAAGCCAGGCGCAAATGACGGCTACAGCATCTATTGAAATTGTCGGCGCTAAAGAGGCCATAAAGGCTTTAGGCAAAATTGACAAAGACCTACGCAAACAATTCAACGCTGACGCCAAACAAATAGCCCAACCGTTAGTTTCGCTAGCTGCTTCTCGCTACCCAGATACCCCGTTGTCGGGCATGAATCGCAACTGGACACAGAACGGCAAAAAACTCTTTCCATACACCAAGGCAAAAGCCGTTAAAGGTTTAAAGGTCAAGTTCTCAACCCGTCGCAACGACTCAAATGTTATTTATGTGACCCAGTCAGACCCTGGCGCTGTAGTCCTAGAAACCGCTGGTCGAGGCAAAAACACGTTGCTATCCGAAAACCTAAGAGCCAAAACAAACCGAGTTCTGTGGCCTTCCGCCGAGCAGGCGTTGCCTTCCATACAGGCAGAGTTACGGGCGTTAGTATTGCGCGTAATCGCTCGCGTTAATCAGGAGATTAAGTAATGGCTGTAAACATTCCCATCATCAGCCAATTTGACGGCACAGGCGTTAACAAAGCCATCAAAGAATTTAAGCAACTAGAGACAACTGGTCAAAAGGCTCAATTTGCTATAAAGAAGGCAGCCATTCCGGCAGCTGCTGCTCTCGTGGGTTTGGGCGCTGCCCTCTTTGACGCCACTAAGGGCGCTATCGAGGACGACGCTGCACAGAAACTTCTAGCCCAGACACTGAGAAAAACAACTGGCGCTACTGACGCACAAATCAAAGCCAACGAAGATTGGATAAGCACCCAAGGCACCCTTCTAGGCGTGACGGACACAGAGTTAAGACCCGTCCTGGCTCGTCTGACTAAGGCAACGGGTTCAGTTACTAAAGCACAAAAACTAGCCACGCAGGCTATGGACATTGCAGCTTCAACTGGCAAGCCTTTAGCCACGGTCACAGCGAGCCTTGAGAAGGCATACGGTGGCAACCTGGCAGCCTTAGCAAAACTGGCACCCGAATATCGGGAGATGATTAAAGACGGCGCAACCTTCGAAGAGGTCATGGGCAAGATTGCTAAGACCACTGGAGGCGCAGCAACCACAGCAGCGAACACTGCACAAGGCCAATTTAAGCGTTTGGGCGTTGCCCTTGACGAAACTAAAGAATCAATTGGCGCTGCTCTTATGCCGGCAGTCGAAGCACTGTTGCCGTTACTTACCAAGTTTGGCGACTGGGCATCTAAACACCCAGGCATTCTGCTGGCTATCGGTGCAGCCATTGCCACCATTGCAGCTGCAATCGTTGCGGTCAATATCGCTATGGCTCTCAACCCGTTCAGCCTTATAGCCATTGCCGTAGTTGGTTTGGGCGCTTTGCTTGTCACGGCCTATAAGAAATTTGAACCGTTTAGAACCGTTGTTGACACTGTGTTCGGCGCTATGAAGTATTGGATTAACAACGTAACTATTCCCGCGTTTCAAACTTTGCTGGCTGTAGTTAAAACAATTTTTAACGGCATTGCATCAGCGTGGAACAACACCGTCGGCAAATTGTCATTCAGCGTCCCTTCATGGGTGCCTGGCATCGGTGGCAAAGGTTTCGATATGCCGGACATTCCTATGCTGGCAAACGGAGGCATCGTCACTTCTCCTACCCTGGCTCTCATCGGGGAGCGAGGCCCCGAGGCTGTAATCCCTCTCAGTGGCCCTAACGCTGGCGCTGGCATGGGCGGCATGAACATTACGATTAACACAGGCGTAGGCGACCCTGTAGCCATTGGCAAAGCAGTTGTTGATGCTTTGCAGGCATATCAAAGCCGTTCAGGCCCTCTGCCCTTGAAGGTTGCATAATGGCTTGGCCGACACCCAAAGTAAGCATTGCTTTTAATGATGGGCCATACGTTGCTGCACCGACATGGACTGATATTACCGAATATGTTTATTCCGCAAATGTGTCGCGTGGAAGGTCTGACGATTACAGCGAGTTTATTGGCACAGCCCAAATAGTACTGAACAACAACACAAGGCTATTTGACCCTTTTTACACATCTGGCACCTACTACGGGAAACTGCTGCCACGTCGTCAAATCAAAATTGAAGGAATAAGCAACGGCGTTACTTACAGCGTTTTCAGGGGCTTTGTTGATGGTTTCCCTGCAGCTTGGGATGAAGCAGGAAAGTTTGCTACGACGACGTTGTCATGTTTTGATGGCATTAGTTTGTTGTCCCAAGAGTTGATGCCAGATTATGTTTACGACTACACCCTCGCTTTGTCACCAGTAAATTATTGGCGTTGCAACGATGGGCAATCAAGCACAATAATTACTGACGTTGTAGGCGGATACGACTTACTACCGCAAACAAGTAACAATTATCGTTTAGGGCCACAAGTGTCAAGTGCTTTGGCCACTTCGTCAATTAGCGCCCTTGACGCCAGATATGCAGGATTCAAATTAGGTCAAACAGGGACAAACGGCAACGTAACAATGAGCGGATGGTTTTCTGTAACAAACGCATATTATGCCGCAACAAATTTGGCGCTTAACAATACGCCTGCTGGCGGTAACTTTTGGATTCAGATGGTGTCGGGAAGTATCCGCGCAGAAGCATACAAAGCATTAAACACAAGTTATAGAAGAAGCACTTCTGCAAACTACTCACTTAATGACGCACCCGTATTTGTATCGGCAACCTACACAAAAGCAACTGGAGTTGTTGAGTTATACATTAACGGCGTAGCGCAAACGGGAGCATCAAGCACAGCGAACATAGGCATGGATATAACACCTATTACCACTGGCGTTGTAGAAATGGTGACCACTCAAGAGGTCAGCGTTATTCCTCGTGTTATTAGTGCTGCAGAAGCCTTAGCCCTTTACAATGTCAATAACAACAACATTATTGAAACATCAGCAGTCCGCATGACTCGATTGCTTGATTACACAGCATGGCCTGCATCTTTGCGCAGTATCACCGCTTCACCAGTGGCAACCGTTGGCGGACTTTCATCTCCTGGCAGCAACCTTGTCGCTGAAATGCGCCTAGTTAACAATTCCGAAAATGGCAACTTATTTGTTACACGCGACGGAACAATAAAATTTACAGACCGCAACTACGTCTACAGCAACACGACTAGCAATACCAGCCAAGCAACATTTGCTTTAGGGTCAATACCTTTTGAACCGTCAGTACAAATCAACTATGACGCTGCAGCCATTCGCAACGATATTACGGTTTCATTTACTGGTGACGGTCAGACCTCGGCTACAAACACCGCAAGCGTAACGGCGTATGGCACAAGCGCAATGAACACGACCACTCAACTATCTACGCAAGCCCAAGCAGTTACTTTGGCTTCAAATGAGGCAACTGTAAATGGGCAATTACTTACCAACATTTCACCGCTATCGGTGGGCGTTACAGCAAGCACCACTGATTGGACTACGTTGCTGCAACTTGAGCTGCTAGACCGCTTTACTCTTACGGTTGCACCCCCAACTGGTAACAGCATTAGCCAAACAGAGTTGATTAACAGCATTGAACACACGATTGTTCCTGGTCAATGGAAAATGACTGTGGACGGTTCGGCGCGTTATACAGCGTGGTTTATTCTCAATAAGTCATCCCTCAATGGGTCTGACCTTCTACAATAAGGAAATTATGGCAGTTAAAACATTCGGAACAGAGGTGCTTACCAGTGCCGATACCAATACTTATTTGGCAAACTCAGGGCTGGTGTATGTCACTAGCGCCACAGTTGGCACAGGCGTTTCTAGCGTTGCCGTTGCTAACTGTTTCAGCGCCACATACGACAACTATTTGGTGACTTACAGTGGAGCCACAACTGCTACAGGTCAATGTTTACAAGTGCAATTGGGTTCAACCGTTACTGGTTATTACGGCACCATGATTTACGCGGGTTATGCAACCGGAATAGTAGCCAGTGTTGTAGATAACAATGCCACCAACTGGACACATTGCACAGGGGGAGTGAATGCGTTTACTAATTTTCAAGGCACAATTATGCGCCCGTTTGCAGCCGCTACAACGTCTATTACTACTGTTTATCAAGACGGCGCAAACGCCGGACATAAGTCAGGCTGGCTAAATAATTCAACTAGTTACACAGGCTTTACTCTCATAGCTGCTGGCGTGACAATTACAGGTGGAACTATTACCGTTTACGGATACCGAAAGGCATAACCCATGAGCAACACAGAACCACTGCTAGGCACATTCCACGATGCTGTCACAGGCGAAACCATTACACGCGAACTAACCCCAAACGAGATGGCACTACTACCACAGGCAACAGATGAAACGCCTAGCCCTGCTTAGCCTCACCCTGCTCACCCTCACAGCCTGCTCAGACCGTGTACGCCACAACTGTGGTACCACCGACAAAGCCAGCAAATCATTCATAGAAAGCAAATGCGCATGAAACTAGAAAACAGACTCAGCAATGAGGAAATCAAAGCACGACTAATTCTCGTTGTAGGCGTTTGCCTCTCGAGCGCGTTCCTGTTCTCAATCGTTGCCCTGCTCTACGGCCTGCTCTTTGTGGTGCAACCAACCGAGCAAGCCCCCAATGACTCAGAGGCTTGGGCAATCCTGTCGCCAATGCTCATGACCCTTGCAGGTGGCCTTATCGGCTTACTCGCTGGCAACGGCCTCAAAGACAAACCAAAAGACCCGCAAGTATGACCGCACGCAAATACCCTTTTTACCCTGCATGGAACGGCGAAGCGACGTCACCAATAACCAAGAAGTTTTACGACCTATGCAAGAAACGCTGGGCATTTACAAATCTTGGGATGTACGCCAACCGCCAAATGCGCGGTTCCAAGAACCTAAGTGTTCACGCCACAGGTTTTGCTGTTGACATGGGATACCCGGCAACCCGCGCTGGCAGGGCAACGGCCAAAGAATGCTGGTCGTGGCTTATAGAAAATTCCGAAACGCTTTTAATTTGTGAAATTCACGATTATTCCTACCGCAACCCAGCACAACCCGAAACGGACAAAACATCCTGGGGCCGTGGCTACAGATGTTCACGCGGGCCAGGGGTAAAAGGCATCAAAATCTTTGATTCCAAAGACAACGCCGGAACACCAGGTGGTGCCTGGTTGCATGTTGAAATTTCTAACGCCTGGA